GTTGAATTGATAATGAGTTTGTCATCGTGGGCAAAAGTGATGTTGTTATACCCTATGGCTGTGCCGTCGTTGTTGAAGATTGTTATTGGAGCAGCGCCATTGGTTTTCATTACATTGGAGCGTGATTTGAAAATGGCGTTGCCTTCACCCGTCACATAGAAAGCCCCTTGTTCGGTGGCCTCTACGACTTTGAGAGCGCCAAGGGCTGTTCTTACGCTTCCCGGGTCTCCCTGACAGTATGAATCACCCGTGTCAATCGATCGCATCGTAGCTGGCCATGAAATAGCATCAAGAATGGAGTTAATACGCGCACCTGTTGTTTGGCCATTGATTGCGCCCGGCACAGTTGTAACAGTAGTTAGTTGCCAAAGCCTAAAAGCATCGGTGCAGAGAATATCTACATAACCAATAATTGTGTCTTTGGGGTATTGGTAGTTGTAACTTGAGGCATATCCGCTAAATAAGAAATGGGCTGTTGTGCCATAGAGTGTTGATACACGAACCTTGCGATTGGGAATGATTTGACCATAATAAGGACTTGCTGTGTTTTGAGGATTCCAGTAACCCAAAGGGTCATAAATGCGAAGTGTGCAGGTGGTGGCCTCGAATTGATCGGTAGTGAGGTTGTAGCCACCAGCGATTGAAATGTTTTGGACTTGGCTAGATATATCGACAACATTAGATGCAGCATCTGCAAGGACGTTGGTATCGAGTAGCCCGTGGGCTGGGTCATCGAGGATAAAACTGTATCCGAATGTTGGCCCCGATGAGAAGTCAAAGGTGACTTGAACGCTAAATGGATATGTCATACCGCATACATCCCAAATGGATTAGTGCGATTGACTGTGACTGCAGTGCCATTAGTGGAAGCGGCTTGGGTTGTATCTATTGTGGTGTTAGGTGGGGCAGTTATGTTGATGACGACAGGATTGCCCTGATCGAATCTGGCATCGGGGCCGTTACCCGTTTGTCCTGTGCCAACTGGAATAAGAGCCTGATCGTATCTGGCATCGGGGCCGTTACCCGTTTGTCCTGTAATAGTGGCCAAGCCGTTATTACTTCCCACAGTGCTACTTCCCACAGAGCTACTTGTCGTGCCAGTAACGACAGTAGATCCACCAGCTGTTGTCGTCATGATTGTATTGACCGTGACAGTGATTGTCTTATTGCGTAGGGCATCTAGGGCCGCTTGTATTGCGTTGATCTGAGCCATGGCTGCAGCTGATGCAGTAGGCCAGCCTGCGAATGGGTCTTTGGCATTCTTAAGTGATGAGATAACCCCGTCCACATTCATAACGAGGCCGTTGGCTTTTAGTACTTCTTGAGAAAGTATCGTTGCTTGGTCTGCATTGCCGTTAAGTAATGCACGCTGTAATAACAATACGTTATTAACCTCGGCCGATTGGCCACGCTGTAGGGCTGCCTGTATTTCGATATTCTGCATATCGGCAACAGAGCCCGAGAGTTTGAGTGAAAGAGTTGCACGCTCGAGTGCCAACTTATCTTTGGCTGACTGTGTTTGTGCCGTTGCGGATTTGAGCGCGGCGGCATTCCATTGTTTTTCGAAAGTAGCTAATAAAGTTTCAGCGGCAGTGAGTTTTTTTACGTCCGCTATCTTTTTGGGTACAAGAACTGCGGCTAAGTTATTTGGATCGCGCACCAGTCCAGTAGATCCTCTACCGCTGGTGCCGAATTGTGGATTAGTAGCTGCAGCTGTTTTTTGTGTGAGTTTTGATACAATCAAGGCTACAGCTGCGGCTCCTGCAAAAATAGGATTTAGTACCATTTCACCTGTAGCAATAGCCGAGGCGATGCCCAAACCTTTCATGGCCAAAGTAACGAGACCAATAGCACCGGCAATAGCCGTAATGGGTGCGATGTTGTCAGCAAGAATAGTAAATAAAGGCAACAAATAAGTTGTAGCAAACTCAGCGAGTTTTTGTAATTCAGGCGCTAAACTCGCACCTAGTTTTGCTGAGGCATCTTCAGTCTTGGCTGAGAATATATCCATAGCACCGGCGGCGGTCTTAGAATAAGCAGTGGCCAATCCGCCAACTTTTGCTTTGGCTTGATCCATTAACTTATTAAAAGCATTCTGTGGTGTCAGGGATTTATCTATCTTCAAGCCTAAATCTGTAAATGCCCGGGAATTGCCAGCAATAGCCTTAGCCATCTTTGCAGCTGTATCTTCCAAAGTAGTCTGCTTGTATCGAGCAAGGTCTGCTGCCGTAGACATGACATCCATCGCTTTGGCAGGATTGCCAAGAGCAGTCGTCAATTTTGTATAAGCCCCAATGGTTGAAGCTGCGCTAAATCCTAGATTCTCAAAAGCTGTATTTTGCTGATCCAATACTGGCTTGAGAGCATCGTATGAAATGCCTAAATTTTGCAACGAATTGGTTAAAGTGACAACAGCTGTGTTTTCTTTATTGAAAGCGGCAAAGGATCGCTGAATAAGTTGCTCAATGGCAAATGAGCCTACGAGACTCTTTGCAGCTGCTCCTAGACCAAGGATGTCCTTCTCGGCCTTCTTCATGTTGCTGGAGCCAACGTAATGGGTGATAACGTCTACATTGATACCCTTTGTAGTTGTCATGCTGCTTTCCTTAATGTTTGAGCATCCGCCCGGCGCTTAAATTGCAGAATCGTTGCATCTACGGCTTTGAGTACATTCAGGAATGCTTTGCCCTGATTCTCATCCCATGCCCGGTAAAGAGCGCGGCCACGTGTTTTGCCCTTACCTGCCATCAGCTCGGCATTGATTGATTCTATGAAATGAGCGCCTGCCTCTGGATTATTGGATCTATATTTTCTGCGTGATTGTCCATCGGCTCGGCCTGCAGTCTCATAAATCGCACCGGCGGCCGTGATGTTAGAGATGCGATACTGAGTCACAAAGCCACGTGAATTGGGTCTAGTTTGCCCGAGAAAGATTTTGATTCCACGAGCTGCAATAGCTTTGTTATATCTTGGAAAGTGTCCTACAGCTGCAAAGGCGCTCGTGCTCTTGTTAATCTTTCGCCCCTTAGTAGCCAGCATCCAATTAGATAACCCGGAGATATCGGATGGAAAAAAAGCCTGTGCCTGCTTTTGTACGGGAGTTAAAGCAGCCCTTACCTCTTTGTTAAGATTTTTGGCAAGGTCAGGCTCAAACTTACGCATGGCGGCAAGAGTCTCAGCGAGGCCGCTTATTTCTATTGGCATTCTCTTGATCTCTCGCATCCTGTTGCATTACATCGATAATCGCGTTGATCATCGTGGCATCTAGTGCTAGTAACTCGTTTGGCGAAATCTGCAACCTTACCGATAGTTTTGCTATCAAATAGGTAAACGAATTTCGCTCTATTAGTTTGGGTCTGAGTTATTAACTTCGACCTTTGCTAATATATCTACGAACTTCTCACCAAAGAGAGGTACATCTTCTACTTTGCTCAGGCATTTCCAAGCAAGCCAGAAGATATCCGATTGCTTCTGATCAGTAGAAAAAGCCACTGCAAAGCCTTTCTTTGCGTACTGCTCAAATGCGTACTCAATCGATGGTGTTATCTCATGCTCTGAGACATCTCCATTAACTTTGGTGATCGTTAGTTTTGCCATTCTTTAGCCCCTTTATTTATTAGTTACCAAGTACCGGTATTGGTAGTGGTAATAGATCCAGATACGGTAAAGGTCAAGCTCTGTACTGCTACATCGCCAATCTTTCCTGCTACTGGAGTTAATTTATTAACGAGAATGAGACCGGTATAGACCGGGTTGGCAGCACTGATAGCCACGCCTGATGTCTGGATGACCTTAAACTTGGCGTTAGTGCCGACCAAAGTGTTGAGTGTTTGCATGACAGATGCTGTGGCATCATCGTTGAGAAAGTCCACGCTGATAGTCGAGGATTCAAGCCCGGCAATAAATGTGTGGCCGCCTGTACCCATCGCCGAAACATCTAGTTCATCATCTGCTTTATTAATTGTTAATGAAGTTACATGGTCTGTGAGATCGATGTAAGTAGTGCCATCAACTGAGATTTTGAACCCAGCGTTATTTTGATAAAAGATTGCCATGATTTACCCCTTGTTAGATTCTTACCATGAGCCAGATGAGGCGACGGTGATAGCCCCGGACACAGTGAAAGTAAGGCTTTGTACTGCTACATCGCCAATCTTGCCCGCGACAGGTGTTAATTTGTTAACGAGAACTGATCCTGTGTAAAGAGGATT